GGCAACACCGTTACGTCGATTCAGGACGACTTGAGCGATGCCTCTCTGTCGCTTGTTGCCGCTCCGACGCTCGGTGCGCCGCCCGACCTATACCTTGTAGCCGAATTCAAGAAGCGGCTATTCGGTGTGGGTCGGAATGACAAGGACACGCTCTATCACTCTGAAGCGAGCAAGATGTATGCGTGGTCGGCAACCAACAGTTTCCCCATCCAACCGGTAGGCGAGGACGAACAAGGCGTAACCGCACTCATTCGTAGACGTGACGAGTTGGGTGTGGCACGTCGTTCAGCGTTCCACAAGATAGTCCCCAGTGGCAGTGGATTCGGCCTGCTCACCATTACAGAAGGGTCTGGCGTCGAGTCCCAGGAATCAGTCGTTATCATCAAAGACGTAGGCTACTACCTGGGCCATGCCAAGGGACAGTTTGGCATCTACAAGTGGGATTCGGGTGGCGTTGCAAACATCAGCGATAAACAAGTGCAGTCGTGGCTCAACTCGGACACATATTTCGACCGGGCCGAATTCAAGAATGCCTTCGGTCGATATAATCCTGTCACCAATGCCTATGAGCTTCACCTGAAGGATAAGGCATCTGGGGATGACAGATGGATTAGCCTGGATCTGAATCGGATGCAGTTCTTCGGACCACACAAGACCGATGCATTCATTCCCCGCTGCACGGGCCATATTGTCGATTCAACCAATGTCATTCGTGCTGCAATTGGGGGAACGAACGGATTCATCTATCAGATGAACATGCCGACATTCGAGGACGAGGGCCATCCTATCGAGTTTGACGTGGAATCTCCAGCTTTCCATGCCAATGCACCAGAAATCGACCATTACTGGGGCGAGCTGTCGGTGCTGACGAGACAGGAGATTGCTCCAAATGCGGGTAAGCTCATAGTCACGCCCTCTACTGGCGAGATTGGTCAAGAGGTTATCGATGGAGTTCCGACTGGTAAGACTACAGTCGTAAACCTTCAGGAAGGTGACCCGATGGAAGCCGACCTGACACAGAGCCGGCATAGACTCGACAGGTTAGGCCTCGGTAAGGTCGCAAAGCTCCGATTCTACCTGAAGGAAATCGGTAAGGGGGTTCGCATCTTCGGATACGAGCTACCCTTCCACGAACTTGGACGCCGATGAAACTAGACCGTCCATACGAAATCGAGGGACCACTCAGCGAAGAGTTGGTGTATCGCATTCGCGCCAACTTCGAGGCGTTGTTTGCATTCCAGCTCGACTTGACCAATACCGACAACATCGGTAGCACGATTCTTGCCGTGACTAATGGCGGAACCGGGCTCAACTCGATTGCAATCGGAGATTTACTCTATGGCAGTGCTGTAAATACTCTCTCGACACTGGGAATTGGCGCCTCCGGTAAGGTTCTGCGGTCCAATGGCACCACCCCGGACTGGTCTGGCTTCACAATTCCCAATACGTTTACATCAGGAGCAGTAGTCTACGCCAGTTCCGCCAATGTGCTAGCGGGACTGACGATAGGAAGTGCGGGCAAGCTAATTCGTTCAACCGGGACACTACCGGCATGGTCTACGTTTACCATCCCTGACACTTTCACGGCTGGCGACATCTCCTATGCCAGCTCTGCTAACGTATTGGCTGGTCTCACAATCGGAGCTACTGGTAAATTCCTGCGCTCTACTGGAACATTGCCTGCCTGGGCTACTTCCACTATCTCGGATACATTCGCAGCAGGTGATATCGTTTACGGGAGTGCTGCCAATACACTAACAGGACTTACAGTAGGGTCTGCTGGTAAAATTATCCGTTCGACTGGAACATTACCTGCATGGTCGACATTCACCATTCCGGACACGTTTGCACAAGGTAGTATTCCGCATGCTTCAGCCACGGATACCCTGACTGCGCTTGCTAAGGGGTCTGCTGGAACATATATTCGAGCCGGTGCTTCACTGCCTGCATACTCGGCCCTGCTCATCGGAGATTTCCCTGCCGGCGGAACTTGGTCGCTGAGCGGAACAGCTCTTACTCTCTCGGGTGCTGGATTGTTGTTCTCTGCCGATAACACGTATGATATCGGTGCGGCAGGGGCTACCAGACCACGTGACTTGTTTGTCGGCCGGAACGTAGATATCGATGGAACGCTGGATGTAGCGGGTGTTTCAACACTACGCGCCAGTCTACTCTTCGCGGCTGATGCGTCTCACGACATTGGCGCAACTGGTGCAACTCGCCCAAGGGATATCCACCTGTCTCGTGACCTTGTTGCGGGGGACCAGCTCTTCGAGCGTGGGCGCACTACCGCACTTGGGGAGTGGATAAATGTCAGCTACGATTCTGCAAATTTTACTGCAAGCACAGGAACTTGGACAGTAGACTCAGGCGACCAGGTAATCTACAGGTATGCACTTGTTGGAAAAGTTATGTTCCTGATGCTTCGTATAGCGAATACTGATGTCAGCACTACAGGAGCCATTCTTCGAGTAAAGATTCCTGGTGGATTCACTCAAGGAACGGGGCAGGACCTTGACTATGCAGGCAATGTTCGTGCTGTTGACGCAGGTGGAACACCAGTTTTCGGTATAGCTCGAATTGCTGCTGGTGATGACAAGGTAGAGCTTTATACCTCTCCTGGGGGAGGCACTTGGACTGCAACATCTGGCGACAATACGACAGTCGAGGCGATCATTATCATCGACATTGCGTAAATGTCAGTTGGCGTCGAATAAAGATGGTCGACGTAGAATAAAGACCGAATAATCAGGCAACTGGCGTAATTGCCTGATTAATCCTGATTACCTAAGGAGAATTTATCGTGTTGAAAGCAGACGAGATTCTACAGCTCATCGGGAAACAGCAGGCGGAAATCTATGACTTGCAGCTTCGGCTCGTAGAAGCATTGCAGAAGCTGGAAGCCAGGGATGAAGATAAGAAACCGGATACAAGCAAATAGCATGCCAAGTGGTGTAGAATAAGTTAGGACGATAAGGAAGAACTATGGCTGGACAGATTGTTACAGGTTTGAGACCGGGTTACCAGGGGTCCCCCTCCAGTTACAATACAGGACCCGCTTCAAGCAATAGCGGTCTCACATCTACTAAGTCTACTCGCGTCATCAATCCAACGGCTTGGCATGGCGGCGGCACGGACATTATCGATAATAGTGCCGAGATTGCCGAGCGTGCAGCTCAGGCTCGCCTACAAACGCTAAAGCCTTATCTCAATCAGTTATTCGCATCGGGTCAAGGCGGAGGCGGTATTGGGGCTGAACCTCCGGAAGTAAATGCTCCTGGTCTGGCTGGCAATGAGCAAGCAGCTCGTGCGGCTGCGTTTGCCCGAGCCAAGGACCAAGCCGGTCAGACTGCTCGGTCCAGTCTGACTGCGCTTGAGGGTCTGATGGCGAACAGGGGTCAGGCCGGTAGCGGACTCGAAGGCGCGCTATCTTCCGATATCATCTCTGGCGGAGCAGGCAGGGTGAATGAATTCACTCGCGAGCAGCTTATGCAGGACTTGAATCGTGCAGCGGAGGTGAGTAACCGCAACTACGCTGGTGCAATCACACAGCGTGGACAGGACATTTCGTCACGTAACCAGAGCCTGTCAGCTCTGTTACAGCTCATCAACTCGATTTACTAAAATGCCTGTTCAGTTTGCGGGAGCAAAAGGCAAGGCGTCTTTCAGCGGCACAGGTAGTGCCAGTCGCGGCAGGTCTGCAGGACTTCTGCTAACGCCTGAGAAGCAAGGCTTGCCAGCGTTTCGTGGTCCGAGAATGACCATGACTGCTCCCCTGCCGGGTCCTGCTCCAGAGCCAGCTCCTGTTCCTGGTGGACCGACTACACCGACTGTTCCAACCGTGCCCCCGCCCGAGGAAAAACCCTCGGCACTTGGTGGGCTGCAATCACTTGGTCCCCAAGGTGGGGCTGAGGGTGAACAATTACTCAGCCCTGGTGCTCTCAGGGCAGGGTTAGGAAATCGTTTGTATCCGGATTTGTCAGCCTCACTTGCAGGTTTGAGAAGGATTTACTAATGCCGCAGCAAATCAACACTGCTCCCGCTCTGGCTTCTCCTGGTGCCAGACTTCCTAAGTCAACTGTTCGGCGACCGGCTCCACCCCCGGCAAGTCCGGCATCCCTGGCTGGTCTTCAGCAGCTAGCCAACGAGCCCTATGTCGAACCCAGACAGCAGGACCCGTTCTCATTTGCTGCCACGATGCAGGAACCAGACATTGAGCCAATCGAGAATATGTTTGCGGCTCTTGAAGGTCAACCGCCTGTTCCGCCGGCATTGACTGGACTTGCAGCCATTGCAGGGCGACGGAGACGGTAAATGGCAGCAGATTCACTTTCTCGTTCACGGCTGAACCTTGCCAGCATGGACCCTGTAAATGAAGAATCCGTGCTCAATCAAATTCTCGGCCGATGGCAGATGTCCCCTGGCTCTGCGCCGGGTGGGAGTGGCCTGACAGGTCTTGGTCGGCATGACGCGAAGGGACGGAGCCGCCAGCAGAACGAGAACGTATGGGCACTGAACGCTCTACGCCGGATGCAGAATAAGGGACCGTTGCAGGTCGAGTCTGCACCATTCCAAGAGATTCACCAGGACGCCACAAGTGGCAATATCTCGTTCGGTCCTGAGCAGTTCGGCGGACGGCCGTCGCTGTCTGCTCTTCGCAACATGAGGAAACGATAATGCCGCACGAACTGCAAGGATTCCTCTCGCGTCAGTTCCAGCCGTCACCTGTGCGGAATCCGTTCGTGGATTCCGAGATGGCGGACCTGGAGCCGTCTGAGGAAGACCTGATTCAAGAACAGATTCAGCAAGGACAGGAAGGTGCAGCAAGCGGAGGTCCATATGCTGTCCCCTCGCGTGAGGCACTCCGAGAGTCCGCATTCAGCAAGCTTCGTAGCGTGCTCGGGATGCAGGGAAGGGAAGCACAAGCTCGTGCGCTTCCGGCTCGTGTCGCTGGCGAATATGGACTGGAAGAGCAGCGCATCAGGAGTCGTGGTGATATTGAAGCCGCTCGACTTGCTGCCGATCGATATGCAATGCTGGAAGAGGGTCGTGACCGTCGTGCTCAAGCGAATCTCGAAGCATTGGGACAGCGGCTGCAGACTGCGGAAGAGGGCAAGGGCGAACGCGCCAGTGCTGCAATTGCGGGGCGTCGGCAGAGCCAACAGACTGCGGACCTTCTGAGACGTGCGAGCGCAATCGAGAAACAGCCAGTAGGGTTATTCAGCAGACTCAAGGGGTTCTTTGGAGCTGGCGGACCGACTCCCCAGGAGCAGGCGGAACAACTCCGTCAGCAGGCGATTGGTTCGCTCGAAAGCGACGATAGCGCCATGCAAGCCGCTGCTGCTGCAATTCAGCAGGCATATCCTGGTCAATCCCTCGATGAGCTGATAGCTTCTGGTGAGGTTCGGGGCACTCCCGAGAAACTCGAAGCTCTTAGACGTGTAATGGGTCAATAATGGCTACTCCACGCTATACCAATATCGGCCGGACGAATATCGTTCGCACTGACGAAGGCGCTACCGAGCGCCAGAGACTGGGCGAGCAGGCATTCGCCAGCCAGTTACAGGAACGCGAGAACCAGCGCCTGCTAGACGAACAGAGATCTGCTGAGCTTGCTGAATTGCAGCGACAGGAAGACGAGTCAGTCATCCAAGGTATCGGCCGTGCTGGCAGACCAGCTCTGCCTGGCCTGCAGCGCACTCCTGATGACATCGAGGTATTCAATCCTCGACCGTTCACTACCGGCGAATCTGCTGCGCTTGAAGGACTCCGAGCTGTCCAGGGTGCTGGTAACGTTGCTCGTGTAGGGGGTGGATTGGCTGGTCTTGGTTCGCTCGGAGCCTTGGCTGCTGCACCATTTACGGGTGGTGCGTCCCTTCCGCTGGCTGCTTCGTTGGCCGGTCTTTCTACGGCTGGTATGGGAGTCGGAGCAGCAGCGACTGCAATCAATCCTCGGTCCGAGGAAGGACAGACTCGCCTATCCGCCATTCCCGAAGCTGCATTGGCAGCTCTGCCAGCTATCACGAAGCGTGTTGCTCCTATTATCGGTGCTGGTTTCAAGCGTCTCGACCGGTTCTTCCGTGACGCGCCTGATGTCGAGCGTTTGGCTGAAAGAGTCGAGGCATACAATCGAGCATATCGTCCAACGAACCGGCAGATACTCGTCGAGAATGCGGGCAAGATTGCTCGCGCTCGTGAGGCTGCTGAAGCTGGTCGTTCAGAAGTGAATCGAGTCATCCTGTCACAGAATCAGGACAAACTCAATCGACTACGGGAACTGTTGAGTCCCGCTGTTCGGCCTGCTGGAACTGCCAGACCTAACGTGTCCAATGTCAAGCTCGACTGGCTTCCTGAAAGCTGGCGACCATTCGTGAAATACGAATAACTATAAGGTGCCCTATGCCTCGTATCGCTCTCGCTTATTTACTCGTGCTTGTCTTCTCCACGTCAAGCTTTGCCTCATGGGCAGCTATTGACAAGAAGATTGAATCGGCTGTTGTCAAGGTTCAATCCGGTAAATTGGACAGTCGAATCTACTGTTCAGGCGTCGTCATCAACAAAGAGAAGACAATAGTCGTGACTGCGAATCACTGCCTGCCTTCTCCTGAAGAGATTACTGCCGAGGGCCAGTCCGTCATTGCAGGCGGAAACGATGCAACCGTCATCCGCCGCAACCAGATTCTCGACCTGGCGATATTGCGCGTTACAGGCGCGAGCTTCAAGAACGAGATTCCGGTATCCGATGCTGACGACTTGGAGCTGTTCGACGAAGTAATTGCAGCGGGATTTGGTGTCGCCAACGACTCACCGCTCTATTCGGCGGGTAGGGTGTCAGGACGCATGAAGGGCAGTCTGGCAGTTCCTCTCAACACCCGCATGTCCTTCGATATCCTGTTCGTCAAAGGGCAAAGTGGTGGAGCAATTGTCAATCAGCAGGGTGAATTGGTGAGCGTGGTTCAATTTGGCTATGGGCACGGTTACGGTGTTACCCCAAAACAACTAAGGGAGTTCGTGAAAGACTTGCTGCCTGAAAGGAAAAAGTAATGCCTGTCGAAATTGGTGGAATTCAGATTGGCGGCTCGGGGTCTACTGCGTCTAACTACGGCGATATCGATGGAATCGAGATTGGCCGTCCTGGTGCCGCTACGTCCGGTTCTACCGAGGATAGCGGTTCGAGCATTCTGCCAGCAGTGCTAGGCGGCACAGCACTGGTAGGAGCTGGTCTGCTCGCACGGCGTCCAGGTGCTCTCAGCTCTGGTCTATCGAAGCTGAATAGTCTTCGTCAGCAGCTCATGCTATCTGGTTTTGCTGTGCCAAAATCTGTATTGGGCAACATTGGTGCTCCTATAATTGAATCATCTGAGCGTGGTTCAATAGCACCCCTGCGCGAATTCTTCTCACGCCAGACAGTCAAGGATTGGGTCAAGGCATATCGAGCTGGCGAAGTAGCGGGACCTGCTGGAAGTATTACCGGACGTCCGGGATTTCTTCCATCACCCAGTCGTCTCCTGAATGCTGGTGACGTAGCAACCCGTAATGCCCTCGAACGTGCTGGCCTGACTGCAAGGGAAGCACAGCGGGCCGTGCTCCAGTCTCCGCTCACTGGCGAGCTGGGGAAAGTATTAGAGTCACCTGCTGCCCGTTATGTTTTCCCTTTTCGCCGCACACCTTTCAATCAGTTCACTGAGGGGCTACGCGTTGCAAGGGAATGGAGACAGCATCCGGGCACACTTGGTGCAGTGCTAGGAGCTGGTGGTCTTCACGGCGCTATTACCGCTGATGACGACCTGCCTCTTACCGTTCCATTCGGTATTGCTTTGGCGGGGCGGTATGGACTTCCTTACGGGTTTGCGGCACTCGTAGCGCGTGGTCTTATGAAGGACAGAGTTGACCTTGGCGGCATTCCGTCATCCATTCTGCCTGTGTCGGAGTATGGAATCGGGCAAGCTGCCCAGGCTCCATTGGCATCGTTTGAGCCAGCAGCGTTGCGAGCCCTTCGTAGTATTCTCGGAGAATAAGATGACAGAAAACGGTAACCCAATCAGCTCAGCAGAGTTTACTCGCTGGATGAATCATATCGACAGCCGCTTCGATGGCCTACATGATGCTCTGGTCGATGAACGTAAACGAGTGAACGACCATGCCGAAGATATCGCTGTGCTCCGGGCCACAATGAATTCACATAGAATCAGCTCGCGTAAGACCAGCGGCGTAACCGGCTCGGTTGCTGGAATGGTCGGAGGACTCGTAGGTGGGTTCCTACAGGGATGGATGGGCGGAGGCAAGCCGTAATGCCTCTTCGAACCCGCTACTTCGACCTTATCGAGCAGGTTGCAGCCAAGCACGACCTGGACCCTCTTCTGGTCGAGGCTGTGGTGGTCAAGGAATCCAGCGGGAATGCCGATGCTTTTCGTTTCGAGCCTGACTTCTACAATCGGTATCTTAAATTGAGTCCAGGGTGGGAGTGGGCACGCAAGAAGTATGCCAATCCTCGCCGTATCAGCTCGTCTTATGGTCTCATGCAGGTCATGTTCCCGGTAGCGGTCGAGGATGGCTACCCGAAGACTGACCCACCCGAGCTGATGTTCCTACCGGAAGTCGCCCTAGAATACGGCTGTAGACGGCTCAGGAGGCTCCGGGAATGGAGCGAAGAGGCAGGCCCGACTGTGGACCCTCACCAGAGGCTGCTCGCGTCCCTGGCAGCCTATAATGGCGGAAAAGGGAGTAACCTGCCGGGAACCCAACCGCTGCGTAATGGGTCATACGCAAGAGCAGTGTTACAAATCTATACACAGTTGAAAGTTGAGCACGGGGGTCAGTAATCCCGTCAAGAAGCGTGCCAAGATTCCTGGAATGGGTCATGAACTTGTTGTTATGGATTCGAGGCTGGTTCGATAGCAGGCCCCGGGGAGGCACTACTCCTAGAAGTTAGTCAGAAATATCGACACATATTTCGGATATGTCGATTCAGTAAACCTAATCCGAACAATAACAAGATAGCCAGCATCAAGACTGCTAGAATTGGTGCTGCCAGTGTCCAAGTAACCAGAAGCAGCACTGTTTCTATCGAGTCTCTGAGCATCTCAATTACCCCTTCAGAGCTATCTCGACTCGCTTCAGGAACGCCTTCAGCTCACCAGAACTGGAAGAGACAGCAACGATGTCAAATACCGACGTCGGATTGCCTACGTTCTGGATAATCCCCACTACCTCACCCCTGTGATTCAGAATTGGCCCGCCTGACATTCCAGGCAGAAACTTAGGCAACCAGACAACCTTAGTGTTCTCCTGCGCAGCCTTTCGCGTAACGATGAAGGTCGGAGTCCCTCCTACGAATCCGATTCCAACACACTGTTCTGTGTGAGCTGGTTCAGGACCGATAGACAATACACCCTTTGGCTGCACTGGAACCGATAATGCAGCAATGTCTACATCTTTGTCGGCGAGAATGACAGTTCCGGGCTGTTTGTTGATGCTGATAGGCGGATTGCTGACACAATGCTGAGCCGTTATGTAGATATTCTGTTTGGCAATACGAACCGCAAAGCTAGTGCATCCGCCTGCATTGTCTCCATGTGGCTGCTGTCGGACGTAGACGACAGAGTCGGCATTCTGAGGTAGTCTGAATTCTGGATTGATAATGGCGACGCTAGGCTGGTCGAAGCGAGGAGTCAGCTCCGGCGGTGACACAGGCTGGAGTACTAGTGCAGAAATAAGAGGAATGAGTAGTAGACGGGTCATCGACGGTCTCACCCCTTTAGTCTAGCATGTCTACGAAATGATGTTGACCAGCCTCATGATATTCCCTACCGGTTCAACTAGTGGGTCGATGATTGCTTTCTGGTTATACCGTCGAAGCTGAAGGAAGACCTTCGTGTAATTCTGCTCCAGGTCACGCCGGTTCGCGGCTACACTATTCACGTTCTCCGGCTTGTCGTCGATATAGAGGTCCAATGCCAGTGAAGATGCTATCCCTGCCTTATCCCCACTCATGAGAACAGTTATCTCCCGACGTTTGCCAAGGCGAGATTTTAACCAGTTCTCAGTCTGAATCTTGGCTTCATGACCGGTGCGGTGAGTGATGAAGTAGATGTCATGACGTAGAGGAATGTTCGACCATGCACTTATCAGCCGCTGCATATTTTCTGTCTGTTCCAGACTGGACCAGAATTTGTCAGAGGTCTTGACTCTCGCCCATGCTGAGCTGATTTCTTCAGGCGTGTAGTCTCCAGTAAACCAATCCCACTGTTCAGGACCATTATCACCCATCTTCGACGGAGCCGGCCGACCACCTACTTCCGCGAGCACAGCGTTAAAGCCATCATGGAAGTTTGCGAGAACACCGTCAATGTCGAAGCCTACCTTCATACAGACTCGTCTCCTGTTCGCTGTTGAATATCGAGAGGATTCGAATGATAGAGAGGGCTCCACTTGTAGATTGGTCCTGTTTCTGGGGGAGAAGCTACCAGAGTAACAGAAGGCTGCTCATCTTTGCTCTCACGATACAGAATAAGTGCAATGAGTGCATATACGGCAATATCCATCATGGAGTCTTCTGCGCTCTCGTTTGCCAGGTCACCTCGACGTGCGAATTGCTTCAACCGATGCACCTTGTCGTTGAGACGGACAAGAGCACCAATCCAGGATGCTATACCCCACTCTTGACTGGCACGGATGTTGGCAAATGAGTCAGTTCCTGAACCATAGTCTTTCTGTTTCTTGTCGTGGAGGTCGCCAATCTGTTTCAAAAGTGCATGGAATCTCGAATCGCCGCTCATTAATCCCTCCTAAGTTCCGTAATCAGGTCTTCCAGATTGGTGAACACGCCAGTTGCAAAGTTATACATGATGTCGTAGCGGTTGGGCTCGCCATCGAGCAGAATGTAGGCTCGTTTGCCCTTGCCTATCATCCAGCCCATCTCGATATGAGCGGACTTGCCAGCCGGCAAGAGCAGCACCAGTATATCCGCTCGGCTCAGATGCTTCAAATCCAGCGCGTAGGCATTCTGTGCGTGATAGCCTGCCAGTGCCTGTGTAAACGTCCTACCTCGCAGTTTCTCATACGCCTGCCAGTTGTCGTCAGCCTTCTCTCCTGAAGACCACCAGTCATCGAATACGTCATACCCCTCAGCCCGCAGCTTGTTTGCCACTTCCGGGACAGCGGAGTTACGCATACTGCCAGCGAGGTAGATAGTCACTCCCAATATCCCCTTTCCGGGTCTGTAAGCGGGTGCGTCGTTTGCCAGAGAAGCCAGCGTGTTCCAAGGCCATGTTTCCAGCGCCATACAAGCCAACGATGCCAGAATTGACGCATCACTCCAGCACCAGCATGGTTGTCGGCCGTGTCTTCGTAGACCGCAGGAATTCTTCCATCCCCCAGACTTGTCTGTCTTCATCCGGGTCGATGATTACGCTTTCCTTCCAGAGAACCCAATGTCCGGCCCAGGAGACACCCTTGCCAATCACGCCGAGGATGCCCAGGTTGTGCTCAATCAGATGCCCGCCATCCCGCTTGTAGACCCGTTTGAGTCTGAAGCCTAGCGCCTTTGCAATTCGCTCCAGATGGTAGAGCCCCAGGCCACGGCGAGGCATCCGAGGATACAACCGCCGGGCCTGATAGGCCACGTCGCCATAAGACTTGCCCGTCAGCATTGCCAGAGCGGCAATACCGCAATCCATCGAATTACGCTGACGAATGGGTCGAATGGGACGGGCTCGCATCTATGTCCCTATCTTTCACTACGGTGTGTATGCCGGACTCTCGAACGTGCCTGACTCCCACATTTTAGACGGTGTCAGGTAGTCCAGACTCAGCAGCTCTCGATACATCTCGATATGCTGCTGCACGTCGCCAACAACACGTTCACGGACGTATGCGAGTCCTTCGGGCTGGAGTCGATTGGCTGCGCGCCACTTGCCTTGGTTCATGTCTATCTTCTTGTGGTCCAGCCGTAACATGGTCCCCAAGCTCTCCTGCGACATGCTGAGTCCATGCTGTCGAACCAGGTCAATCTTTGTATCGTGTGTCATCTTCTTGCCAAGGACAGGCAACTTCAACTCCATCAGTGCACTGTTGATTAGTGGCAGGTCGTATCCTCGAATGTAGTGACCTGTCACCATGTCTGCCTGGTTATAAGCATTGACGAATGCTCTTAACATGGTCAGATGGTCTGTCTCGCCTAGCAGATAGTATGAGACTTCGTCAGGCTTGTCAGCCCATGCCCACGCAAGCGCTGTGACTTCCTTACTAACATACTCGGAGTTAATCCAATGCAGGGGCCTGCACTCTGTATCGAAATCGAGCACGCGCATGGGACGAGAAGGGACTACTATTCGAGCAGGACGGATGATAATCTGTCCATTGTCGGTAGAGTTTCCCCTACTCTTTATTACTATTCTCATCTTCCACCTGAATGTCGAATGCGGCGCCTGCAGGAAGTCCGAGCACGGGCTTGCCGGCCTTGAGTGCCAGGACTTCGGGAGTCAAAACATCTTCTTCCCAGTCAATAGATTCAAATCTCTGCTTCAGCCTGAACTGAGCACGACGCAGGGTCTTCAGCTTACGCTCCTGGCGACTGTCTCTACTCAAACTCATGATTTCTCTGCCTCTCTGAGTATGTCTCTTTCGACTGCCTGCTTTGTTAGAAACTCGGCTGTAAGCCTATCTCTCAGCTCACGGGCCTGCTCGGCAATCTCTATCGAAGGGAACAAATGCTGTTTCTCTCCAATTTTAATCCTGCGATCTTCGCGGCGCTTGTAGCGCATCCTGCCTTTATTGGAATTGTTATAGCGCGCTTGGCGAGCTTTCCCTTTATCAGACTTGTTATAGCGCGTATTGGTAACCTTTCTCGAAAGGTTAACAGGCATTTATCGTCTCGGCTCCGGGCATGAGCGAACAGGAATGAATCCCGCAACTCGCCCTGTCACACAGCGATTATCAAGCTGGTCTTGTTGTTTTATTAGTTCCTCATTCGCTCTTCCGATATTCTCCTGAAGCTGATTCACCAGTGCCTGTAACTGCGCGATAGCATTCTTTACCGCATTCAAATCTGCTGATTGCGCTACGAAACGTTCATGCAGCTCCTGTAATTTACGCTCCAGTTCTGCGACACGAATTTCCAGGCCAGAAGGAGGCGGTGGAGGCGAAGGAGGCGGAGGAATGATGCCAAAGATACACTGGCGTGGCACGACATGACCGGCCGGAACCTCATTCCAGACAGGTGCGGCTGTCTCGGGCGAGTCACGTAACACGTCCCACTGACGCTGCTGACTGTTCTGTCCCGAGCAGATGATGTCGCACGAGAAGCCGCCACACTGGTTGCCTGACTCCTTCCGCAGGATGCCAAATGGGCCACCGGGGATATCGGCAGCATTCAGGTCGGACGCGATACCACGGAGCAGCACTGGAACCTGCTCGCGTGGAATAGGGGTCGGATACGACGCACGCCGGGCTTCAACGATTCTGAGTGCCTCCTGAGCGAATACAGGGCTGGACAAGACCAGAGCGACAGCCGTTCCAGCCAGGATGCGGATAAGTTGTCTCATGATGTCCTCTCCAGATGCAAGCTGTATGCCTATGCTCAAAATTGTCGCCCATGCTTGTAGGCTCGACCCTCGTTGTATCGGCTCTTCAGCGTGAGAGAGTCTTCCGAGTCAATACCGTGAGCAGCTTCCAGGTCCCACAGGCGAATATGGGCATCAGCTATCTCGACGCTGAACCCCTCCGGCTTATCCAGCTTCTCGGGATTGTAGTAGATTTCGGACGGTGAGTGTCCTGCACGCAACTCTTCATGCGCCTCGACTATCTCCCCGATGACGAGTAGCAGTTTGCGTTCGAGCTGGAGCTTGGAGTAGTCGATGAGGATGCGAGATAGTGCCTCGAACGATTCGTCCGATACAAACCTGTCATGCAGTATTTCATACGCCAGCGCAAGGTCTGCCTTGTAGTCGTAGAACCCCTTCTCGACATTACGCTGGTGAACCTCTTTCTGGAAATCTTGTATATTCACAACACTAGTCCTCCCTCGTATTCTTCGAGCCAGGATGAATAATGCGCGTGTAGGGCGACTTTGGCCGGGTTACCGTAGCTTCCTCCAACATCTCGGTTGTCACTCCAAGTGCAATCAGCTTGGTCTTGTCGAGAAAGCTGTAGGTGCCCTCAACGGTAAAAGCAGTATGACCGTCAATCTTCACCTTCTTGACACCAGCTTCCTGAAGCATCGAGGCAGCCTTCTCTTTGCTCTTTGCCAGTTGCGCGCCAAGTGCCTCATACTGCGCTTCGAGTTCAGCGTAGGCTTTCATCTCTCTCAGGAGACGTGCCTTCAGCTTCGGTTCGAGCTTGACTTCCTGAGTAGCGACTGCTTTCGGGGACGTAGACAGCTTCGGCATGGTTCCTCCTGATTACAAGTCGATGTCTTTACCGTTCAGCCACTCGACGAACAGCTTGCCGGCATACCAGCCAGTCATTGGAGCAGCAACAATGAAAATCACGAATGAAATAACTGAGATGGTGGACACTGACTGTCTACGCCTCTAGCGCCTGTTCCCTTCCGCGTTGCTCGGCCTCAGCAGCGACTTCGGCCAGAACGGCTGCGATTGCTGCTATACGCTGGTCTTTATCCAAGACCCAGCGATATGTAAGTTCCCCAAGATAATTAATATGCGTTGTAATGCCGCTTATGTGCATGTCGAGTGCCTCAGCCTTCGCAGTGTAGTCGGTCATAGTGCTAGGGCTCCTTCCTCAGGCTGTGAGCCAACGTGCAGGCCCGACCGGATTCAGACTATCCGTGTCGTGTTTATGCTCATCATGGCGCGAACCACTTCGTCAGGATCGTCCGCCCACCACCAACGTGCAGGACGTGGACAGGAATTTCCCATGAATATACGATACCAACATTGCAACGTCTCAGCCTTCGCGATGTGGTCACTCATGCAACAATCTCTACCATATCTGCCCAGTTCGGTCCAAGGTCCCCGGATGTTTCAATAGGCACCGACAGTTCCTGGAACACTTTTGTCATTGCATAGACCATCTCGGGATGAACCTCCCTAGCTAGCTGTTCGGACTGCAATTCCAATACCATGTCGTCATGAATCTGCACTATAGGCTCAATCCACTGGCCCATCTTCTGCCGGCGTTGAATAATGTTCTTCCAGATATAGGCCCCGGCAGTCTTCATTACAAATTGGGCACCCTCTTGAATAGGAGTCGAGAAGGCAAACCGCTCGGCCTCAGCTCGAACCCGCTCGTTCGAGGAACGGATACCGCCTATGTAACGGATGCGACCAGACAAGCAGCGAATATAACCATTCCGCCTGGCCTCAGCCCTCATCTGGTCCATGTAGTTCGGCACTGCCTTATAAAGCGCGAACGTTTCATCAAGCCAGCGTTGGGCATCGTCTTCGGTGACCATGACGCCATTCTTCCGTAGTTCGATAGTCAAACCAATATTTGTCATTCCCATCGGAATTCCGAAGTTGATAGCCTTTGCTGGCAGTCGGTGCTTGGACTTGTCCTGGTCGGCCGGCTTGACTCCAAAGATACGCTCAGCCAATTGAGCATGCAGGTCGATAAGTGAACCATCAGTATTTCGTTTCTCGCCTCTGTAAATAGCGAGCATCAACGGGTCCTGCGACAGATGAGCTAGAATACGCAATTCGATTTGCGACAAATCCCATGATCCAAAGATATGCCCCGGGTCGGCAATGAATCCACGCCTAAAAGCCTTGGCAAACTTCCCCCGCTTCGGAAGAGCAAGAATGTTAGGGTCTGACGCAGACAGTCGTCCTGTAATTACTCGAGTAGTTCGAAAAGTAGAGTGAATCCTGTCGTCATAAGGCCAGTAACGGACGAAGTCTGGAAGTCTATCCACAAAGGTATTCTTGAGCTTGTAAACTTCACGATACTCGCGGATATCACCAATAACGGGGAAAGAGTTTCCGTGCTCGTGTTCCAGTCCTCCGAGAATCTTATCGTTGGTCGAGCCTCGACCGGATTCAGTCATCTTGAGAGGTTCAAGACCTAACTCGTCAAATAGATACTCGGCAACTTGGTCTCCGCTGTTCGCGTTGAAGTCCTCTCGTCCTGTCCACTGCTCAAGCCGATATTGGATGATATCAATCTCGTCCTGCAACTCGGCTGAGAATTTCTTGAAGTAGGGCAGGTCGGGTCGAATGCCTACTTTCTGCATCTGGTCGATGAGCGGATAGGTGGCAATCTCTAGGTCGTAGACAGGTCGGAGTTCAAGTGCGTCCAGTCTCCGTTCGAGTTCTGGACGAACACGCCCAGTGCAGTCAGCATCACGACAACCGTATTCGATGGCATCTCCGGCAGGGACATGGTTGAGGGTAGCTTCTGGCATGGGTCCCATGCGATTGTAGCCGGCAACCCGAGTGTCTTCAATCTGGTCATTCCAGAGCTTGTATGGCTTCTTTGAGCGGAGGATACGTTCCGCCGCTTTGTGGAGCGGTGTCTTTGGGACTTTCGGATGGACGCGGATGTTCCGACCTTTGTCGATTTCCGTCCAGAATGCATCTTCACATCTAGCCTCCCAGTCAAACTGTTCAATGTCGAACAAGCCAACAGCATAGTCGAGCGCGAGCTGATTCTGCTTCCCTCCAAGCAGGTCCATATAGCTCCGCATCCGCATGTTGGCAAACCGCAGACCCAATGGCTTCAATCCCTGCGGCACAATCTGCAACAGGTAGGCCATGACCATCGTATCGTCGAACTGCACGTCAGCGAGCAGGTCTGCTATTCCGAGTGCTCTGTTGATGGAGAGGTCATGGAGGGAGTTGTGGTAGACGATGATAGCCCCGACACCCCTGATATGCGCGGCGAATAGTCTGAGCAGGTCTCGATGCGCAGCACGGATAAGATAGCCTGTTCCGAGCTGGAATGAGAATTGTAGCGACCAGGGATGCCCTGGCGTTCCCTCAGTATCGACATGGACACGGGTTCCCCTACACACTGCTCGCAGAACCACTCGAAGATGAGTTGCATCTGTTACCTCTTCGTAGACTGGATTCGGATATGGGTCGTCGAACATGACCCGGGCCTCTACCTCGCCATTCAGGAATCGACTGAGCTGGAAGAAGCCATCAACAACGTAGGGTGACATCTCTGGATTGTGGAAACCGGCAGCAGGATGAACTATTGGCAGGACTACCACTTCCCTACCAACCTTCTCCGGTGTGACAATCCAAGGAATACCCTGGCAATCGTCCATATCGACATCGCCCATGAACCAACGAGTCGAATGTCGACCCAGAGGGACAATAATCTTTGGCTGAACTGCTTTGATGTTGCGGATTAGCTCGGGCTCGTCCCGTGCAAGGTCCTCGGCAGTGTAGACATATTTCTTTCCACCATACTGCCGGTAGAGGTTATCGACGAATACATCTTCTCGAAGGGGAAGGCTGTCGCCATCCAGAAATCTGTTTAGTTCTTTTCCGGCCTTGCCGACAAAAGGCCGACCGACCCTGTCTTCCTCAGGACCGGGACCTTCGCCAACGAACATGATTTCAGACGGGACAGAACCTTCCCCCCTAATGCGCATTTAGTTCCAGCTAACTCCGGGTGAAACGATGCTCGACTTCATAGGCTTGGGCACTTCAATCTCTTCAACATCAAGCCATTGCGCAAACACACGCTTGAGCTGAGGGGCCACTCGCTGATTCGGAGTGTCCCTATCAACCACTACGAGCTTGAAGAATGCGAGCACTGAGCTGTCACCGTATTGCACGGTATGTGCCCAGATGTCGATAGTTTCCAGCATCGAGACGTATTCCGCATTCCATTCTTCCTTCGTAAAGTCCGCCTTCTTCCGAGTCACGCGAAACAGTCGCATGTCAGGCAGTTCGATAGGCTGTAAACCAGTTCCGCCAATCTCCGGAATGTCCATAGCTAATACTCCCTATCTATTTCTTCGACAATGCGAGCGGCTTCCTTCTCTCCCAGTCGTCTCAACTTACCCTCGCTGTCGGTCGTGACTAGTTCCGCCCAATCTTTTACTTCTGATTCACCAATAGCCCGACGCAGTGAGCGGAACTGCTTCTGCGCCGCAAGCGATGTCTTCAGTCCGATTCCGGGTAGGGCATAGACGGCTTTTCGGAACCGTGTGAGAGGCACTACGCCACTTGGAATATGAATACCAAGATGACTTTTGTGCTCGTCCATGTCCCGGTCGGTCCACCAACGGTAGAGGGCAGCAAGCCAGAGAAGCGTGTCCCGCCGTGTGTTGGTAGTCCTAACGAAGTGAAAGCCACCATTGTGGACGAGAGTCAGGATGCGCTCTTCCAGCTCCATCATGGTCATCTTGCTCCTGACAGGCTTCCACCGGCCGAACTTACCGCGCATGCAGATGAATCCATGCTGGTCAGTCCGAGTCTCTCCCTCGACCAGCAGGTAGCGATAGTCGAAGGTGGTAAGCATTCCGGGTGCCTGATGTCCCTGGAGCCGCTGAGTCCGCAGGCTGCCGATAAGGTCTTTGACCTTCTTCATCTCGACACCAACCATGACCTGCTTACCACCTATTCCACGACCGATGAGCGCGAAGTCACCAAAGTCCAGATGAGTCTTCTCGGCAGGGATTCCCAAGCGTTGTAGGGGAATCTCCAGCTCGGCTGACGATGGTTCCTTTGCGACAAGTAACATGGCTACTCCACGTTGATAATGCCGATATAGGCAACACCGATTACCTTTTCACCACGGTCCAATAGCTTCCGTCCCTTCCGCTTCAGCTTCGAGATAGCCCTGCTTGCTGAAGTGGCTAGCACTCAATACTCGCGGTCATTCGAGTAGTAGGGAGACTGTGTTTTTACCTTGTAAACTGTTTTCATACTACCTCCAGATACACCGGATAGTCATAGATGCCAATCACGGATGTTCGCTCGAAATTTCTGACCTTGTAGCCCTCGCAGGAGGTAACTAGCGAATCCATGCTGTCACCCGTCCTGAAATGATGGACTCCGAAGCTAACATATGGAATCCTCCAGGTAGGAGGGTAGTCCCTGTCCAGAATATGCAAGACCCGCTCGCAGCCACAGAGAGTTCTGAGAACAATACCCAGAGCCATCGACTACACCCAATCCCCGTCATCTGTCTCAGGAAACACGAGCTGAGCCAATTCAGAAAATGTAAGACCAAGTCCGCTCGACATGGCTTCAAGCGTCTGGTCCTGAATTGCCTGTCCACCGGGACCGCGAGACTTCCCGACATCGATGAGGAATTTACCCTCTTCGCGTCGATGGAATAGCGTCGTATGGACCAGTCCGTCAAGCTCGGAGAAGCCTACAACCTCTCGCTCGCCAGTATTAAACGGCTGCGTCCCATTGCCAGACCGCTTCATCCGTGTGCCCCACTTGTCTTTGAGCCCACGAATCAATCCGAAATTAACATCGAATGACTTTGGCAGGTTGACAGCTCGACGATACCGCTGGTTGAGAGCAGCATAGTTCTTCGGGGCATCATTAGGTGCTCCGAATTCGGCATAGCGAAACATTTCCCAGATGTCGGATTCCTTATCCCAGACAACGGTGCGAGCATTCTGAACCGCTATCTCGAAGTCCTCAAGGAACCGGTTTCGAATGGACTGCGCCTGTTCCTTGAATTCTTCCTTCTCTTCGTAAGACGTATCCTCAGCCACAGGCGGGGGAGCCCACTCATATTCCTGAACGTAGATTTCCTTGCCGTCCTGTCTGAATTCCTCGACGACACCCTCCGTGCCCATATCGAGCGAGAAGACGACAATAGGCCCCGGTGCAGTCATCCAGAAGCGGGTCTTGCCTGTTCCGACTTCACCAGCACTGGCTGCGATGATACGCTTACGCAGCTCGTGCGATGCGAGACTGAAACGACTCAGCGGGTTGCTATTCTGCTTCGGCATGCTGCTTCTCCCTGCTGTAAGCAAAAGTGAGACCATTATTGCGAGCAATCTCTGCCAATTTCTCCGGCCAGCAGTCAGAATTAATGATGAAAGCGTCATGCAGATTCTGAAGCTCTAAAACTAGCTTTATCTGGTCTTTGGTATATCTGGCAGCAGCCATCACAGCAGAGGTGTAAATCGATTTACCCTCTAGACCCGGGTAATACCGACTATCAGGAATCAGACAACCTATAGCACACTTCAATCCACGAGGATCACGATAAAGACACATACCATTCGGGTCAATAGACTTTTTCCCTTGCTTCAGCAGATGCTTGCTGACTCGGTCGAATAGTCTTTGATTAGTCATTGCAGTAAATCCTCTCTCAACGATTACAGCATTTCCCTGTCACGTGCATGGTTTATGAGCATGGCCCAATTCTCGCGCAGCTCTTGTGTCGAGAATTCGATGTCCCAGGCCAGCAGCTCCGGCTCGGGCGGGCCGGGAATGTATTGTCCATTGACGAAGAACGAGATTAGACGGGCATAGGGAGTCCGAGCTACGTGACAATAACCCATCATCTGCACGAAGTTCTTCTTGAACTTGACCGGGAAGCCATTCTCTCCGGGTTCACGAGGGACATCTCGGCTGCTCTTCCAGGTCAGCTTGATTTCACCAATACGGAAGTTGTCCTCCGCATCGAAGATGAACAGGTCAGGAGAACACTTGACGCCTTCCTCGGAAACAAGCTCTCCAGGCCGACCTACCGTTTCCTGTAATCGCAGCACGAATGCACGTTCCAGCATCTCTTCAAAGAGAATGCCAGCTTCAAGCAATGCTTTATTAACAGGTGCTCCAGCCTTATAGCGCTTGGGCTCAAGACAAGCAAATAGGTCGTTGTAGATTTCGGAGAGATGCAGGCCAGAACTGCGGGGATTCTTGCTAGCCCCTAATTCGAGTCCGTGGTCGATCGGAGTAACAAGCATTAGAATTCTGCTCCGATTGAAAGAATTAGGGCTGGCTCGTTCCTGGACCTGAGTCCCACTTCGTATCCCGCGACATCTAAGCGCGGTATCCGTTAGCCAGCCCTGGAAAGTAACTACTACTCGATGTTCAAAGAACTTCCACCTAGTTGTAAAATCTTATCTTGAATTTTGAATAGCTGGTCAACCAGCAATCTCTTTTGGCTGTAAAGTGACTCCAGGCAATCGTGCTTGAGAGAGTCAAGAGTCTCACATCCGCATTTTTCACAGATAGACAACATTGGCCCTTCTTTGAAAAGGGGCCCCAGGCATCTATCCTGGAGCCCTACTCCGCAACTACTCGACAGCGATAAGCATTTGTTCCGACTGGTCGTAGGCCCAACCCTCTTCACGACCCAGGAAATCATCGGTCATGATAAGACGGCGGACATCCTCACGGAGCGGATGCTTTGTAATGGCCTTGGTGATTGCCAATGGCAGCTTGGTCTTGATAAGCCCGTTCGCACCAGCAGCATTCAGGATAGTCTGCAATGTGTCGATTGCGAGAGCCTCAACCTCGTCGTTGTTCGACTTGGATGCACCATTTGCCTTGCCTGATTTGGCGGTGACAGCCTTCACGGCTGACTTAGAGCTGCCCTTGCCAACAGTCTTGGTCTCGACCGGACCATAGACGTCCAGGACACGCAAATCACGCCGTTCGTATTCCCTCCCGGTCTTCTTGTTTTTCTGTTTCCCAAGCTTCTTGGTAGCTTCCTCGTTCACAACCTGATGGAGACGCATACGCCAGTTGATGATTGCCTCGTAGTTGATATCATCTTCCGGCAGGTTCGTCTCGGGAAATCCGGCCATAACGAGAGACTCGATGAACCGTGCAAATTCGGTATTGCCCGACAGTCCGAATCCCTCTTCGACAGGAGTTAGGGTCTTGCCATCGTCCGAGATTTCGAAGCTCTCCGCATTACCAAAATAGAGGCTAGTCTGCTGAACCTCACTCGCTCCATCCGTCTTGAACGAGATTTTGACATATCCAGGAGTGAAGTCGCCATCCCCGCTCTTGCTCCTCTTGGTCTTTGCCTTCCCGCCGCCAGGGGCATCAGTCGTGAATTCGTAATCCGCGAATACAGCGTCTACGTTATTCAGGAATCCTCCGCCAGTTTTGAAAGAACTCGGTCTTGCTCCCATTGGGTGTCCTCCTTAAGGACATGATGTTCTGTCGTTAGGAGACAGAACAGTATTGAAATCCGGATACGTTGCTAAAGAATTGCAAGTAGCGTTCCCAAGGTGACCCTCAGAACGCTTGTCTAGCCTGTCCCTGCCCTGTACATCACTTACAGCAGAGTCAGAATGTCTTCTTGACTAGGAGAACTACTACGCTCTCATATCGGCTCCTGGTAGGCTTATGTTTCTCGGCTTGTCGCACGGCTCTACCTGCAGCACCAGACGGGGCCCCACTATCAGTCTCTTCGACTACGCCCCGGATAGTCTCGGGCGGATTGACGTTGGACTCGAAAGTAACTGCATACTCCCACTTGGTCATGGTTGTAGTTCCCTTTCTACGCTCAAGTTGACTCTAAAAGACCCAATAAATATAGGCTGTTCTTAGAACTCATTTCTGTTAACTCTGTCCACCCCTACCCTAACCCCTGTCCTTGCCTGCGACTCTCAGTAGAGCCTGTCTTACGCCTGCAGGAGAACGACCCTATCATGGTCGATGTGTGATGTGATAGCGTTCATAGTTCCTCTCCTCCCTGAAGCGTAGCGAACCGCTTGAGTAGCTCATTCAAGCATTTAAATAACCACTGCGTGCGAACATAATGCCAAAGTGCCAAAAGTGGTGGCACTATCAGCCAATAGTGCCAAGCCTAAAAAAGACACTTAAGGCCCATTTTTATTGACTTAAACCGAGATAGTGCCAAAGTGCCAATACCCTATATACAACACTATGGCACTATCAGTGTGATTCTCCCCCAGACCCCCTATAGTAACTATGGTAACTATAGTAGCTATGGTAAGTAGCAGTAACTACTACTTACTGACTCTGCTCATCATACGCATCCCGGGTTGTTAGACCCGGTCCCGTCAGCATATACTTCCCATGCCCCTGCCGCTTGACCAGCTTCTTGTCCAGCAGCTCATTTGCTGCCCGATGGAAAGTCCGCTGAGAAAACTCAACAGTTGCCAGCCACTCGTCCTTCTCAATCTTTTCACCCTCGACAGCCCAGCAGACACGAAGCAGCTTGGCAGCTACGTCGGACAACATTGGTACACCTTCGGGCAGGTCTTTACCCTTGGAGGGTATGAGCACACAGGATTTGGCTACATTCAACCGTTCCAAGACGATTCTAGGGGCTGAAGGGTCGTCCTTCTGTTTGTCGTTATCCACGATAACATTCTTCAGTTGATGGTCCCGGTCTTTAATAGCCGTGCATTTTATCATGACGTCCATTCCACCACGTAGTGAAGTATGACCCCTTTCCCGAGCTCCACCGACGTTGGTATGATGAATTGCCATGATAGCCGTCTGTCGATTCGTAGCCACCTCGGCAATGCGATTGACGAACTGGCCCATGTCCGTCGATGCATTTTCCTCTCCTCCGCCAAAGGAACGGCTCAGGGTGTCGACTATGACCAGCTCTGGGTAGATGTCCCGGTCCTCAATTTTCTCGACAAACTCTCCGACAGCCCGCTCGTCCTTCATATCGAATGCCTCTAGGACGAATTGCATTGCCTCGATGGACTTAATACCGTTGTAATCCATCCAGGCTTTCACCCTCCGTTTGATGGAATGCCCTCCCTCGGCAGCAATATAAATAACAGGCCCTTGCCGGGTCTTGTGCTTGCCAAGCCAGGGAATACCTTCTGCCACGCTCAAAGCAATATCGAGCGCAACGAACGACTTCCCATGCCCTGGCTGTCCATACATGGTAACCAGTCTTTGACGTGGTATCCAGTCCTGAACCAGCCATTCGGTATCGGGTAGTTGAAGCAGCTCGGCAGTTGAGTAAAAGTGGATACCTTGGACACTCATTCCTCATACCTCGCTACGATATCTACTGCGAATACATCCAGCCTGCCACTACCAAAACCAAGACCAAAGGGGCGCATTGTGTGTGGAATGATGTATAGAGCACTATAAGGCTCTGGAATCTGTTCTATTACTTTCCCAACAGTGTCACCTATGGAATTGTCATCAATGTTTTTCCTGACATGGTAGTGGGCTAGTCTCATTACGAGATACTCCCCATTAATGCCTGTTCCATCATCACCCGATTACGCGTGCGCTGGTTCCTCGCAACGTCTGCCACAATCATAAAGGCTCTTGTCTGGATCCAGCCGAAAACCACTGCTGACGCCAAAGTATAACAAGCACTGTTCGAGAAATAGACCTCCAAAGGACATAGACCTTCTTCAGTCCTTATGGCTCCGTCAGAGTCGAAAACCCACTCTGCTGATTTTACTCTCTCATTGCTCAAAACCGTTTTAAAGATATTCATCGCTTCACTCTCCTCATACCTGCCTTGGTTATCATAGACTGCCGTTCCCGCGCCTCCGGGGACCAATACCGCTTGGTAACTGGCAGAGGCTTCCACTTGTAACTCAGGTCAATCCAGCTCTTGTTCTTGAGAATGTCGATGATTGCCTGATTACAGACAGGGATTGGACGCTCCTGTCTCAGAGCAACAATACGTTCAATCCGTGTCGGCTGAGTCAGCTCGTAGAAGCGAGCACGAATCCATCGGACAGTGACCCAATCCAGTCGAGTGTTTTGATGCTGCTGCCTCCGACGAGTAGCAGCAGTGATAGACAGATCGGGCTCAAGAGCCATGAACCTGCCAACGCTATGGTCGCCGTAAGGGTCGATGACCTGCATTACCTCTTCCCTGCTTTCTCTTCGCGAGGGTCAAAATCACTTGGGAAGCATGAGAACGTGCGCGAGTTTTTGGCTGCTTCCCCTTTCTCTTCTTTCTTCCACTGGTGGGTGTATCGTACTTCCATTGCTGCTCGGCATGTATCATACGATTGGTATCCGTCAGAAGGAAACCAATAAAAACTGCTCTCATTGCTGGCAAATGTCCAGAGAATCCAGCCACAGAATGCCGTAGCGAGTAGTCTTTTCATTTTATCTATCCTCCGCTTTCCTTAGCCGAATGCTGAGCACAACCTCGTCACCCTTGTATCGAGGAAGAGTAGTCTGGTTGTTCAACGACTCCGGGCTGACCATGATGGTCAGCTTGCCAATGGTCCAGTATCCCTCTTCCTGTTCGTGGTCGGCAGATGTAAGCTGTCCCACAGCAAGAGTCATACCGGGAACACAGGCCGGGTCCTCAAATTTCGATTGAGCAGATGGAGACCAGCAAGCGAGCACAAATCCCAGGAGGCTGCCGGCGATAAACTTCTTCATATATCTTATCTCCTGATAATAAAAACAAGCTGGACAATGGCAAATCCGACAATAAATCCAACGAATCCTAGTATGAACTTCATCCATTCAAATTCCATCGAATTTTCTCCTTTTTAAATACCGAAAAGACGGATAGGACGCCAATGAACTTCTTCATCGGTCCTCCCTCTTCGTTGCGTTGGCAGGATAAGGAACATAATTCTTATCCAGATATTCCAGCCATTCGGCAGCATTCCTGAACTGTAGCCGATTTCCCCCATCGTAAGCATTCATAATTTGAAGCTGAAGCGAATACATTCTCACTACCTTTTCCAGACCAGCCCATACTTCTTCGTAGTCAAAGTTCATGGTCCTGTCCTCTGTTTTTCTCCTTTTAATACCGAAAAAGCGAACAGAACGTCTTAGATGACATATCCATTCGTTCGCATTCTCGAATAATTGTCGTTCTCCGCCATCATAGGCATTCAGAGTGCTGGCATACCAGGATTGCATTCTAACTGACCTTTCCAGGGCGTCCAGCAGTAGTTCGTCGTAATCCTCTCTCACAACAAGAGCAATACGACATAGCAGGAGCAATACGATGAGAGCAACTGCCCCTATGAAAACAAGAGGCCAGATGTTCATTCAGCTCTCCTGGCTCTTTGAAAGTCAGCCTGCGCAAGCTCGATAACACAGAGTCTTACATACTCTGCTCTCAGCTTCCTAGTGTTCACGCCATATCGCGCTGCCCCGATTGCTATCCGCTCGCATCGGGCAGTCCAGACCTTGACGATAGGCTCCGGTCCCGCACGCCGGTTCTCTGGTCTGCCTCGCCAGTCGCGGTAGATGCCGATACTGCAACCGGACGTGAATAGCAGCATCAGCAGAAATACAGCAGTAGCGAGGAAGGCATAGACGGTGACGCGCAGGAATGTCCTCACGACTTGCTCTTGTCTTCCTCGTCGAACTTGAATCGCTTCTCGAACTGCACAACCATCCGGTCTGCCTCTTCAGCAGCCCACTTGGCAGAATCGACTGCATTACTCCCCTTGTTCAGAGCAGCAGCAAAGAACAGAACCCAGGCTTCTACTTTCGTCATTGCATTACCTACCAGACCCTTTCGTATATCTTCTTCAGCCTCTCGTGTTCCTCGGGACCTACCATCCTGCGCCACATTCTATCTACAGCCTTCTGGTCTGTTAATCTTCTTGCCGCCTCTACTCTCTCCCTGGTCAGTCTTTCCAATTGCTGGTAATGGAGTCGAGTAAAGAGTCTTCTAGCATACAAGACCGCCACGACGCTGAAGACCACAACGAAGATTACGTAGCCCATCCTAATTCCCATGAGCCTTATAGGAAGAACAGGTAGACGATAGCAAACACTAGTCCTGCCTCAATAGAGTAGTGAATCCTGTCCGAACGTCTGACAGCCGCAGCAACAGCCATTGCCATCAGCTTCGCCTGCCCGATGTGCAGCACGAGGTTCTCCGCTACAGCCTTCCTCGCTTCAATCTTAACTGCCCGCCTCTCCAGGTCGTGCTTTGACATCCGGTTCTCCAGCCCGATTAGTTGACCCTGCGCATCCGTGCGTCCTAACTTGATGCGTGTAGTTTTCTTCATTAGATGATATGAGCCTCCAGCGCTTCCCGATTCCGCTCGATGAATTTGTCGATGTTCTCCGCGACTGCCTGCGCATACTCTTCAGGACTGTTGCTGAACGGACACGGGAACGGATACGGCTGAATCTTGATGAAGTCGTCGATCTCGTAGTCGATAATGCAGCTTCCTCCAAATAACGCACGAGCCTCGTTCTTGGGGGATTCAGGCAGATAGCTCAATGCATTGTATGGCTGAGTGTTATATTTTCCCATCGAGTAATCCATCCAGCCATTGAGACAGGCAACAGTCCCACAGGACGGAAAGTTACGACCATGGTTCATCGTCATTTTGTCTTTTACACCCTCATCATATGCATCACCCTGCAAACGAATACCCCAAATGTCCATGAGGATTCGATTGGGCTCGTCCAGAATCAGCTTGCGAACGTGCAGCATCAGGTCCAGAGAGGTTTTCCCGTCAAATAGCGGAATCTCTGTAAACATGTCTCCTCCTATTGCTGTGCCTTTTCGAGCGAGCTAATCAGTCTGCGAATCAGCTTGTAGACCTCTTCCACAGGTTGCAGATTGGATACCAGCATGTTTTCCGCTTCGGTGATGAGAAGCTCCCGCTCCCAGTATTCGCGCATCGCAACCTCAGTTGATAGATGCATAACACCTGCCGGTCCCCGGTCCTCGCTGTAGTGCAACTCGTCAGGCTCACCAGTAGCAACGATTAGGATGCCGGTAGTCGGGTCTGGTTTGACAATAGTCATATAACCGCCTGCCGGGAATCCCTTCACCTTCTCCAATAGTGCAAGCAGATTCCGCTTTGACAAGACGACCTTGACCTTTTGTGACGTGACTTCTACTCTCATTTGGCACTCCCGTATTTCCTCAGTAACTGAGCCAGTTTTGCCCGTTCCCGTTTCTCGACTTCCTGCTCCCTCATTACCCGTTTGACTTTGACCAGTTCCTCATACTTTTCCTGGTCGATGAATTCGTAGTCCAACAGCTCCCAAGGCTGAAGACTGCTGTAGTTTCTGGCTCTCATATCCACACAGTTGTCATAGTGTAGATATGCCTCCAGTATCAGCACGGAACCATCGGTGAAAGTTACTACAAACGTGGAATCATTCGGAGTGTTGGAACTGGTCCTGATTTCATCAACGGTCAGTCCCTCTATATTATCCAGTGTCCTTGAAATCATCAGTCATCCTCCCTCTCAATAACTACTAACTCTTCATCCCAAGGAATGTTCTTCCAGACTCTTTGCCCCTTTACCGGAACATCTTGATAAATTCTGCTACCAGCATGTGACATTCCTTTGTGTTGCCTTATAGATAAAGGCAAGGGGGCATGTATGAGCCTCTGCCGCTCCGCATGAGTCATTGGCTTGAGCTTCCGTTTACCAGACATTGATGCCTTGAGTCTTCCTGCCGCAACGGAAGCAGGTCACGGACATTCCCCGGTCCTCGTTCGTGCGCATGTCTTCGTGCCCACCTGAGAGGACGCAATAGAGTTTATATGCGCCGATAGCTGCAAGTGCTGTGCCAATTACAGAAATGATGGTCAACTTGTGATTCATCAGTTCTTCCCTTTGGTCTGGTAAGTCTCTTCAAAGACCCGCAACCATTCCGCGCCTTTACGCAGACTGCCGACACGAATTACATATCCAATGCCAGCAGCACGATTGGCGGCCTCCATAGTTGCATGCGATGAGAGCACACGAGCACGATCGCCATAATGACCTGGCGCAGGAACTACGAAAAATCGCTGCTCTTCTGTTTGATTGTTCATTTGCTGTCCTCCCCGGTCCCCCGGTCCCCTTGGTTCTCAACCTAGCACTTACCGTGCCAATACCAGAACTGTAATCAATTAGAATTGTAACGACAGATATGTGATTTACAATCCTGTCCTAGCAAGGTTCGTGCCAACCAAATCTGTATTCGCTGGTATGTATGCACCTCGTATGCCAAATACAGAACTGTAGTCTGCCTAGCCTGTATCAAAGTGTAACCGTATGACCTACTTTGATACATGATTTAGTCGTTACATAAAGGTAAGTTGTTGATTCTATTGAGTTAGACGAATGGCATGGCCGATGCAATAGGTAGTGTCATGAACGATTACACATTCAAGGTAGCGTGTAAGGAGGTAAACATGGAACCTGTAAATACTCTCGAGGCTTACCAGACAGCAACCAAGGCTGCACAGGAAGCTGATGACCGGCTCTCAACACTGCTACAGGCAAAATACGGCGACCGTGCGGGAGACATGCGTTACCGGTATCCCCCTACAGAGAGTACCGAAATAGACCAAGCAAAACAGGTCTATCTCGATGCAAGCCAGACAAGGCACATCGCATGGTTGGCGTTAGTAGAGGCTACTACTCATGAATCAAACAAAATGGGATAGTCTTTCTGATGACGAGCGTATCAGACTGCGCGACTATTCCGGTCTGACGTCTCAGTTAATCGGCTTGGAAGGCTGGCGCGTAGAGGTTACGGATGCTCACGGGGAAACGCGCCGATTCATTGTTGGACGTTCTACTGGCTGGAAGCCATGTCATCTGGAAGTAAAAACACGTCGCTCACTTGGCGGTAGTCCTGCTGACCGGACATACACACGGATAATCAGATTGGAGAGGGTTTGATGACAATGAAGTTTGAACAAGTTTCAAGTCTCCTCGGTCAGACTGTCGAATGCCCGCGATGGGGCAAACTGGCATGGAACATTCCGCAGTCTCAGCCCTTGCTCGAGAGATCAGGCCGCTTGATTATCGAGTGGCGCATGGGTGGCAGCTACTTACGCGACACAATCGACGCGGCTCGACTGATGGAATACGTAACGAATGGTTTCATTCGAGTTAAGGGTGGTGTTACTGAAAGGGAGGCGTGATCATGACCGCAAACAAGCACGAGTCGATCGACCGTAACGCGCGCTACGCCCAGCACGTTACGGAGCTGGCGGCCGCCTTCAAGGTGCGGCTGATCGTGTGGGCCTCCCTGAAGCCGCACCAGGCGCTGGCCTCCTGGAATGGTCTCACGGGAAATCCTGTAGCGCTCATCGCGCCCGTCATCGACGAGACGACCTATGCCGTGGCGCTGCACGAGATGGGGCATAACCTTCATCCCACCGGCCGGCTGTATTCCGAGATGAGCCCCGAGATGCGAGCCACGGGCAAGATAGCCACGTTGCGGGACGTGCGGCTGAAGCTGCTCGCGGAGGAATCGGCTTGGGAATGGGCACATCACGTTGCGCTGGAATGGACGGACGTAATGTGTCTGGTCGAGCGCCTGTCCCTGGACTCGTATCGCGCGATGGCACGAAAGCTGGGGGTGAAGCCATGATCTGGCTTGATGCCGCGTTCAACGTTAACCGAATTTGATACGTCTGATGGAGTTTCCGCTCACCAGACTCTAGCTCAGAAGCATGACTGGATAGTCACCTTAGATGTGTGACGACGACTAGCCTATCCTTCCCTACGTATATCCGCCCCGCTGATATTCGGCAGCATTGACACATAGGTCAATCACAGCGAATATCCTAACCAAGTCGAATCACAATCAATTGCGGATGGAATGAATTAGATTGACTACGTTATTCTGCGTAGTCCATTACGAAGAATAGCGAGTAACACTTTGCAGCACAAAGCCTTACACCCCCGGACCCCCTCGGAGATTGGGATGGGGGCGGGGCGCGAAGCGGTCCACGAGCCAGAATTTTTTTATATCAGGATCAGAGCCAGGATTTTTTAATCCAGTCCCGGTCCTGCCAGAAATTTTTTATCTAGGAAAGCTTGTTGACCAGGTAGTAGGAGGGATGCACTGATAGCACCCCTTGCGAATTCGACCATGAATACAGTGGGGATTCCTCAGCTCCGAATAGAATCGCTCCCAGTCTTCGTCGACGCAGGGGGCCTTGCAATCGTGCAGGATGAACAGGACGTAATAGGAGTGAAACTCTCTATCCAGGTCCGTCCAGAGCGGTTTCGCAGTATCCATCGGAGTCTCGCACGCCAGAGCTGCCAGCAGAAAGAACAGCGTAGAGTAGGACGCTGTCGGACTTGATACCACGGGTGAATACGACAGCGTTTCATGTCAATTTGGAGCCGGGGGCTGGCCTCCAGCCAGCACGTTCCTGTTCACAAAACAGGGTTCTAGGACTTGAACTACCCCGGCTTAATGAATAATTTCGCCGCTTTTGAGCTTGTCGACAATGCTCTGAAGCGACTCGATAATCTTCATGCGATTGAGCATTCTGTGCTCTTCGGGCTGGGGCATGTCGAGCACTACTTGAGCACAGGAGCTAGTAGCTGTGAATAGAGCTGACAGTAATTCGGCAGCGGTTAAATCATATCCCTGATTCAGCAGAGAATCATAGATGACCATTGCCAACTCGCGAACCTTGTCCTCAGACGGAAGATTGGTATTCATCAGTAGAGCTTCTTCTTCTCTCGGAACATGCGCAATGAAGCCGCCAACTCGGCAAATGCCTTCCGTTCTTTGCTGGCTGTCAGTCGAGAATGCTCACCATGCTTCATGACATCCAGGTTCGCAGGGTCGAAGTTCTTCTTGTCGTCATCGCGGTGATGGACATCTTCATCCTTGCGCAACGGTCTGCCGAGCTTGGTCTCTGCCGCAGTGCGATGAGCTTCACGACTACCACGCTTGGGATAATCACTCATGTTTCAATTTCTTGAGGAAGAATTCCTGATAGTAATGCTGCGGACAGACATATTCGACCCGCCAACCACGCTTGCGGTATGGGGCAAGCTTCTGGCGTGAGCCGCACTCTACGCACTGCTTACGCAGCATCGTCAGGAGGAACTTCAGCATTCTGTATCTCCCTGTAGACAACCCGTTTAGGCTCTACCAGAGCTAACAAAGCCTTGATACGTCTTCCACGCCACTCCACTTCGATGGTATCACGGACTTCATGAACCTCAGGAAGTATCTCGCCCATGATGACATTCATTCCATTGGCAAGAACCAGAACCGCCCTCTTATTTCTTATAGTCATTGGCGTGAAAGCCAGTTCCCTTCAAATGAAATGCACCTGCAGAAACGAGCCGTTCCATAGGTAAGTCGTTACATGGGCATTTTGGGGGTTCGCTGTCTCCTATCTCGATGCGCTCCACGACCTTGGAGCAGATAACACAATTGTATTCCCTGATGGGCATGGAAGCCTCCTATTGCCTGCAAATCTAATGCCATGTTACAATTCTGTCGGAGGCTGGTAGTGTCCGAACTCGTCGAACAGAAGAAGTCCCCGAAGCGCATCCCCAGGAGCAATCGCTCCCGCCGCGCATCGTCCATTGAGACTTCCTCAGCTCCCGCTTCGCAGCCGGTAAACCTCCCTCTGCCGGATGCCTCAGTAGATGGGTCGACACTACCAGCTCCTCCGAAATTCAAGCACCTTCCTAACGATTCTGTCGTTCGTATCAAGGTGCATCAGATTATCGCGATGCAGCTTCAAGGCTACTCGAAGCAGGAAATCTCGAAAGAACTGGAAATCAGCGAAGGCAGTATCAGCACCTATCTGTATCTCGCTGGCAAGCATGGTTGGCTCGAAACGTATGACCCGAAGGACAGGCTCGAATACTCCCTGGGACACAAAGTGGTTCGTAATCTGGACAAGGCATTGGACTCGGAAGATGACAAGGTGGCCCTCGGAACCGCCTTGGAAGTTGCCAAGGGGACGCTGTTCAAGAAGTGGGATAGCGCACCCGCAGCCAACGCGAATATGAACGTGCTGTCCATCCGAATCGAAATGCCAACTGGATCTCCCGAGTCGATGCGAGAAGGAACTGCTGGCGGAACCCCGGAGATTTATGAAGGCGAATTGTTGAACGAATAGATTCTAGGGTAGTTATATTCCATTTAAATCTTCAGCCCAACGCAGATTCATGTTTAAAAAACACCCGGAGATTGCGAAGCGGTGGGTGGAAGAGTATGGCTCAGGTGGAGACCTTCCCGAGAAGGTAAGTAATGAAGACCGTCCCTCGCTGAAAGGACTCCATGCCATCAGTAAATCTCGGTAACGTGCTAATCATTGGAGTGGCTGTCACGCTGATGGTGATTGTGATGGACCTGTTCGACCCGAATCGGGAAAAGAGGAATTAATGAAAACGACTGACAACACAAGCGGGGGATATGCTCCCGGTACGACGTCTGTTCCGATACCATTCTATTCTCAACCGACAGGGTGTCCGGGCTGCGGTAGATGCGGTTATTGCGACCGGCTAGCACTAAATCATTCTCAGTCGATGCCTTGGCTGTCATACGTAACATGGCCTGCAGTTCGTGGCTAAGAGACTTCCGCCGAACTGTGGCGCAGACCTGGACAAACCCTTCCTATTCAATCCGTATCAGGAAGCATTCCAGGAAGCTCGTCGTCTGCGTTACTGTCTCGTATGCAAGACCATCGGCTCGATGAATACATCAGGCGGGTTCACCTGTGTGAAGTGCAAAACGAACCATACATCGAATATCACGGCACCACGAGTATATCGTAGGCTTTCCGTGTTTGCCGGCCGGCGTGGTGGGAAATCAAGAGTAGGTGCAATGGCGGGCAGGGAAGAATCCCTCGTGCCAAGAACACTGGGATGGGTCTGCGGGCCTACCTTCAAAATACTCGAAGACTCCACCATGCCTACCCTGCTCAGGCTCATTCCGCCTGACTGGGTTGATAACTGGGTTCAAGACAATCTAACCCTCACGCTGAAGAATGGAAGTGTGATTGCGTTCCGGTCACTGGATGACCCCGAACGAGGGCGAGGTCAAGGTCCTCACTGGGCATGGTTCGACGAGACGACACTGATGGTCGAGCGCGCATGGGACGTATTCAGACCTTCGCTGACTGAAAATCTCGGCCCTGCATTCTTCACAATGTCGCCAGCGGGCTACGACTGGTGCTACGACCGGCTCTGGAAGCCGGCAATGATTACGAAGAGGCCCGGATTCTGGTCGTGCAAATACAAGACGTCTGACAATCCGCTGTTCAAATCTGGTCCGTTACAGAAAGAAATCGAAGAAGCCCGCCTGACCATGCCTCATGACTTGTTTCGACAGGAATACGAGGCTGACTTCGTGAACTTCACCGGCAGTGTCTACGGTGACATGTTCGAGCGGAACATCGTCTGGAGTGACGATACTACTAGACTCCGCAAGGCTCTCCCGGAATGCGTCAGCGAAGGTGGAATCGTCAACTTCAACAACCTTCGCCGAGACAGGTTGATTCTAGTTGGGTTGGACTCTGGTGCGGACCACCCATTCGGCGCAGTAATGATTGTTGTTGGCGATGGTGCGCTTGTGATGATTGACGAATACCTGGAACGCCATCAGGCAATGACTCAGCATCTCGACAACATACGAAGGAAATTTGCTCTGAGTCGCTTCTCCAACGTGCGGTGGTCGGCAAACAAGAATGAAGCACAGTTGAGACTTGAGTTCGGACTGCGAGGCACCGGCGTTATCCAAGCCGAGAATAATCACCAGGTCGGAATCCAGCGCGTCCAGTCATGGTTCCATTTGAATCAGCTCATCATCTACGGCACTACCTGCCCGAAAGCTGTTGAGCAATTCAGAGCGTATAGATACGCCGATAACTTTGGCTTGGACGGACAGAAGCGCGAGAGAGAACAAGTCTACAAGAAAGAAGACGAATTACCTGATGCTACTCGTTACGCTGTCATGGCATGGCCCGAGCTTCCAACGATTTCGACCGAGAAGTCCGAGCGTGAGAAGATTCGCTGGGCAAGCTATGACGATAAGACTCGTGACGATATCGAGCGTATGAGAGAGCACGAGCGTAAACACAAGAATGCCGACCTTCCCGAAACCGACAAACATTATCCAGTCGGTGATTTCTTCAGCGGAGATGGAGAGGCAGACGATTCGTTTGCAGCAGCTATTCGAGGATGGTAGGAGGACACTATGTGGATTGACCGGAAGATTTACGAAGACATGAAGACCGAAATGGCAGTGGCACTGGCGCAGGCTGCAACTCTCGACAAGCAGAACGGAATGCTACAAACGCATCTCGATTGGTTGCGTTTGCGCGTGAATCAGCTCGAACAGGAACGAGCCCAGCTCTACTTCCGCGTTGCAGACATCAAAATCTCTACGCCGGTAATCGAACAGGTTGCGCCGATGTCCAAGCAGCCGCGAGTTGGTTCACCATTTCATGAAATGCCGTCGTTCGAGGACATGGGCGACGACGAGGCACGCGAGCAGGGTGTAGGACATGACTCTGCTGGCAATTTAGTCTTTACCAGATAATATATGGCTACTCCTGGATTCTCCCCAAAACCTTCAATGACGGGCGAGCCGGATACGACTTCCCCCGACAAGCTGCTGGAAAAGTCAGTTCGAGATGAGGGAATGCTGCCCGACAAACAGGCAGGATTCTCCGACGAAGAGCTTCTCAAACTAGCACGAGCATGTAAGAAAGAATCGTTCGAGGGTCGCTGGGTCTTCGAGCGTCAGTGGCTACGCAATATCTACTACATGCTCAATCGACAGTGGATTTTCTACAACAGTCGACTGGGTGAGTGGCAAGACCGGCGCCTGGCGAAGTGGATTCCGCGCCCTGTCACCAATAAGTGCAAAGAAGGCGTTCAGGCTATTCGTGCGATGTTTGCCGATATCAAAATCGGAGTCATTGTGCGTCCTAATGGTCAGGACCCGAAGAACGTAGTAACCGCATCGGTCTGCGACGAGCTTCATCCCCTACTTCACGAAGAACACATGATGAGTGAAATCCTGTCCGAGGCGCACTTCTGGTTCATTGTGCTCGGAAATACATTCTTACATACGTTCTGGGAATACAGTCCGAAATACGGCACGATCGAGATTGCTTACGAGCAATGCCAGACATGTGGGACTGTAACTCCCTCAACCGAGCTGACTGGACCAACTCCTGTTTGCCCGAAGTGCGGAGGTAACCAATTCCAGACGGCAATCAATCCAGCTACCGGTATGCCGATGATTGAAACTCGGCCGATGGGTCGGGGTGTCACACTTCCCCTGTCGCCGCTGGAAATCGCCTATCCCTATTACTACCCGAGATTCTCGGAAGTGCCCTATGTCATTCGTCTTCGTTGGCGGACTAAGAGCTATTTCGAGAACAGTGCGGCTCTTGCTTCACAAGTCAAAGACTTCAACTGGCAGAAATCCCCGCAAGACAGGTCATTGCAGATTTTTCGCTCTCTACCCTTGCAGAATGACCTGGGCGTAGCACCGATGGCTTGGAATGTTGGCGGTGGCAGCGAACCCAACGACGAAGGCGCTCCCGAATACGAGCTGTGGCATAAACCAACTGACAAATACCCGAAAGGCTTGGTTGTTCGCTGGATTGGCGACCGGGACGAGCGAATCATTCATCTTGAGAACGAAGAAGGTCTGCCTGGGCCAATTCCCTACACGGACGTGGAAGGAAATCCGCTGTTTCCATTTGCTCATGCGGCTTATGAGCATGTTGGCGGGCGTTCACTCGGTTCCGGCGCTCTAGACCCTGTCATTCAGAAGCAGGACCAGATAAATCAACTCGATTCGATGCTTCAGATGATTGTTCAGCGGATGGCAAACCCTATCTGGCTGGAGCCCAAGGGTGCTGATGTCGAGAAATTCACTGGCGAGCCCGGTCTTGTCGTCAGATGGAATCCACTGACAGTCGGCGGGAATGCCAAACCGGAGCGAATTGGTGGTGAAGGTCCTCATGGCTCCCTGTTCACCATCCGCGAGATGTATCTGAAAGACTTCGAAGACCTGATGGGAACCTTTGACATCATCAAGGGAGCAAAACCAACGGGTGTCGAGGCATTCAGCGCATTGCAGCTCTTGGTCGAGCGCTCTCAATCGCGATTCTCGTCTGCATTCCGCTCTCTTGGTGATTTTTACCGCTCATGGTTCAGTTTTGCTATCGAATTGGAGCGTCAATTCGGTCCCGAGAATCGGACCAAGGCGATTCTCACTCCCGCAAAGGGCTATGCATATAAGACTTTCAAGAATGCACAGCTCCAGGGCAGTGTCACCATTGTTGTAGAGGACGGCTCGACCTCGCCGAAGACCAATCTCGGTCTCAGGGCAGCGATGGAACATGCAAATCAGCTCGGAATGCTCAACATGCAGGACCCGGACACTCAGTATGAGGGTCTGAAGCTCATGGGACTCACCCGGATGGTTCCGTCTCTCGATATTCATGTCAATGCGGCATTACAGAAGCAGGAAGCGTTCGAGAAATGGGCAAATGATGATGCTGCAATCCAGCAGTCCATCATGATGGCTCAGCAGGAGCAGATGCAGTTCCAACAGCAGATTGCCTTCATGCCATCAATTGCCGACGGTCAGCAAGGCGCTGAGTCGACGCTGCCGACTCCACCGTCACCACTCAACCACACTCCGTTGAAGTGGCTGCGATGGTATGACCCGACTGTTCATCGTCAGGAATTCCTGAAGTGGGCGAACGGGGACACCATTCGCGACCTATTGGCGAAGAAATCCCAACTCGAAGGCTTACTCGACGCGCATCTCCAGGAAATCGAGATGGCTGGTGCTCAGGCGATGATGCAGCAGGCTATGGCTTCTGGCGGTTTACCGGGCGGGGCTGGAGCCGGCATGTCCAACTCGAACCGCGAGTCCACCCAGGACAACGAGCCGAAGGGTAACGGCCAGGGAGCCCAGAAACAGGGACCTGCGTAGATGTAGGCGCAATTACATATTTGACATCTCTGCAAGCATCGTGCCATAATTCTGTTGTAATGTCGGCAAAGATTGTGCCACTTTCCCCGGAACTCACCGGGTTAACAAAGTGAGGTAACGAAAATGGCTGATGAAAACGTAACGTCGGAAACACAGACTCCTCCGGCTGGTGAATCCAAACCGGAAGGTCAACCCCAGGTTCAGAATACTGCGCCGGTTGCAGGGACCCCCGACCCTGCTACGAAAACGGGAGACAACCGACGCGACCAAGGCATTCTCAACGACCTGAAAAGCGAAAGAATCAAGCGTCAAGCGTATGAAAGACAGTTCAACGACTCTCAGGCTCAGATTACCGAGCTGAATCGTCGCATCGCTGCACTTGCCGGTGTCACTCCTCAGTCCGCTGAGGAACAAGACATCGAAGTCATCAAATCGCAGTTCGCCAAAATCTATCCCGAACTGGCCGGGTTGAGTCCCGATGACATCAGGGGGATTAGAGAAGCGGTGGCTGCAGGGCAGTCCTTCAAAGAGACTGCCAATCACATTTGGACTATGCATGCGCAGTCGATGGTGAATGATGTCGTGGGAATCGTGGCGGATAAGCTGGGCGGCGACCTCACCGAGCGACAGGCAAGAGCACTTACCACTGCCTACGTCCGGAGAGCCGAAGCCGACCCGGACTTCCTGGCACGACACGAAAAGGGCGACCCGAAGTTGATTCAGGAATTCGCCCAAGAGTGGCTTGAAGACTGGTATGAGCCCGCTCGACGCAGTGTAACCACAACGACTGTCAACCAGCGCAGGCCGGTTCCGAATGGGCGAGGAAATGCGCCCGTGACGACTAGCAGGCCGAAGGTTGACTACAAAAGCGAGAAAGCGGTTGAAGACGCAGCCGTTGCTGCATTTTTGGAGCACGGCGGGTCATTCGGGCGCTAATCGCATCGCAGCGAAAGAGGCACAATCATGGGCGCAGACCGCGCAGCCCTCGACGGCCTGATGAAGGACGTCTATCAGGAGGGAATCTCCGAGGGTGTCAATAACAGCTTTCCTCTGGCGGAAGAGTTTCCGCTGAAGGAAACCGCTTACAAGGGTGGGCGGGAAGAGAAATGGGCGGCTCACGTCGGTCGTAACGTTTCTCCGATGTTCGTAGGTGAAGACTCGGCCTTTGCCGTCGCCGGCAACCAGACTCACGTTCAGGGCTCCATCGACATGCGGAAGCTCATGGCGCGACTCCGGCTGACCGAAGAGGCAATGGACGACCTCACCAGCTCCGAGGCGGCTTTCCGCTCGGGAATGACGGACGAGAAGACCAGAATCATCGATGACATTGCCAAGCGAGTCGAGTTTGCTCTGTCTACCGATGGTCGTGGCGTATTTGCTCGACTGACGGATGACCCGGGAACGGGCACCGACGTTGACGTGGACCGTCCGGGTCTTATCGGAACCGCTGGCGGGTCATTCGGAAACAGGTTCATCCAGGTCGGAATGCACATCGGAGCCGTCAACCCCGCGACTGGTCAGCTCCGCGCTGGCATCGCGAAGGTTGCGGCGGTCAATTCCGATGGTTCCGACTTCACGTCGGCTGCTGCCATCAACGCGGCATGGGCCACTGACGACTATCTCGTTCAGGCTGCCAACGCTTCGGTGACGGACATCAACGACACCAGCTACGAAAAGGCGTTCTGGGGCCTGCCGGCTCTGGTTGACGATGGCACCAACCGCGACAACTACTTCGGCATTCTCCGGTCTGTCTACGCGAACTACAAGTCCTACGTTGTGTCATCGGTAGGGGCGTTCTCCCTCGACGTGGCGCAGCGGACGGCCGACGTAGTGAATCAGAAGCTGGGTGGCATCATCAACCTGTTGCTGATGCATCACAGCGTGCGGCGTGAGTATATCAAGCTGCTCGATGCCGACCGGCGCTACATTGGGGCTCAGCTCCAGCGTCCGGACGGTGGAACGGCTGCCTTCAAGCAGGGAGACCTTACGCTCGGTGAGGTTCCCATCAAGGCTATCCGGACCATCGGTCTCGACCAGGTCTACTTCCTCGACACGATGAAGTCAGACTTTCGTCGAATCGTCAGCGAGAAGGGCAAGTTCGTCGACCGCGACGGCGTCTGGGTGCGTGACGGGTCGGGTTCTTCCGCTCGTCATGCGTTCGAGGCGTGGTATTACATGCGTCAGCAGCTCTTCTGCAAGAACCCTGGGCTCAACGCTCGTTGGGATGGGGTCACCGGACAGACCCTAATCGTAGTGAGGGATGAGTAACTCTTAGTTCTCTATGGTTTACGGACCATAGGGACTGAGTTACTATTGGCCCTTACGGTGAATCCATGCTACACTTCCTTAGGGGGTGTAGCATGGGTAAACCTAAGACGCATTGTCCGCACGGACATGAGTATTCCCCGGAGAATACTTACTGGCAGACAAAGCGCGACAGAAGAGAATGGCGGAAAACAGCATGTTGTCGTAAATGCGCTCAACTTCGGATGGCTAGAAAACGCCTAGATCCGGAGTTTTTGCGAAAAGGCGCAGAGCGGCAAGCTAGATGGCGGCGTAGTAATCCTGAGGTATACAGGGCAGGATGGGAACGTGCCCATGCCGAGAAGAAGCAAATTCTCGATGAGGCGCGTAGTGGTGGATGTATTCGGTGCAGCGAATCGGATGTGGCTTGTCTGGATTTCCATCATAGGAATGGATTGGCAGACAAAAAAGGACACATTGGCTTTATTCGTCGTTTCAGTATCGAACGAATTAGAGCCGAAATTGCCAAATGCGATGTGCTATGCGCGAACTGTCATCGTAAACATCATCGTGATGTTCGACAATCCGCCTAGTTCATTAATTCTGAACAAATCGTAATAGAGGGAGAGGAAACACAATGGCAGGAATTTTTCCGCAGACCGTGACGCTGGTCAATCGCACGTCAAAGGCTCTTTATTGTATCTTCGATGGCGAAACCAAGAAGCTCGAACCGGGCGAGAATCCCGGATTCCCGCTCATCGCTGTCTGGCACGCGAAGAAACAGAACGTGCGGATGGGCTCTGAGGATCCGAACAATCCGATGAGCCGCATCTACCTCGTCGGCGTCAAGGCGAAGGCCGGCGATAGGCAGAAGGACGACATTTCACCCCTTGAGCAGTCGGATGCTCCGCAGTTCCTGAATCGTGAGGAACTCGACACCGCTCCCGGCGTGAGAACTGTCCAACTCCGAGGACGCAAGAAGCACTCGGCATTCGATGCTGGCGTCCCGCAATCGGATGACGGCGAGGTTTACTCGTCCAGCATCGGCCGGTAATGAGCAGCGAGTCTAATCCCTACGTCGGCGTGAACTACATCCCGGACAACCCGAGGATGGCAGTTCCGCCGCCATACTGGTTACAACGACTGCACAACTTCGACCCGGATTTGGTCGTTCTACCGAGCCGACAGCAGCCGTATGCATATGTGCTAGCTCGACGGGCAAGGCTGAGCGGACAGTTACTTCCAATGGCTGTCATCAGCACCAACAACGACACGGCTATGTGCGCGAGACACGGGCTAGTTCCCATCTCGATGATTCACCGGCAGCACAACACCGATTTGTGGTCAATTGACAACATCCTGGCAGACTTGGAGTCCCGTGACACATGGCGCGTGAGGGATGAAACTCACACAGCCAAGGACGGAACCAAGGTCACTGGTGCAGCAGCCGTCATGGAGCGGCACGAGGAAGCCAAGGAAGCAACACTTAAGGCGTCTATCCGGGATAGCATGGACCATCGTAGCCGGGACGCTTGGCGGTCGTATCAGGCGCGAACGGGGCAGCGCAGCAGAATCGCCCCTGGACATACCCCTGGAAGCACCGTGGCTGCGGGATACAAGGTTATCGACCGCAGACGGGCGAGGTAAAGAAACATGGCTAT